TCGCGAAGAGCGCGGTGAGCTTGTTCTCGGCGTCGGCCTTCTCGGCGAGCATCTTGCGGGCGTCGGATAGCGTGACGACCGGAGCGGGAGGCGGCGGGGCAACGACTGGCTTCGGCTGAAATCCGAACGGCTTGAGCGCCTGCTCGATCTGCGCCTCCGTCTTCGCGTTCTGGCCGAGCTTCTCGCGCACGGCGGCGAGCTTGGTCGCCTTGTCCGCCAGCTTCTCAAGCGGCCGCTTCGCGCGATTGCGGCCCGCTTCCAGCGCAGCGGCGACGCTCGTCGGCCGGTTCAGTTCCTCCCGCTTGAGCGCCTCCGATTTCGCGCGCGCCCAGCTGGCCCCGGCGTCACCGCCCCAGAGCGCCCACGCAATGCGCCCGGCGGAAGGGTAGCCGTCCTCGCCAGGGGAAAAGCCGGTGCCCTGCTTGTCGACCTCGTGCCGCGCGAAATACGAGACCATCCGGCGCACGGTGTCGGGCGAGAGATTCGCCTTGTTGCTGATGTCGCGCGCACGAGCTACGCCGACCGCGGTGCCGCCGCGGTTGAACTTCTCGCGCCACTCAAGGCCGCGCTTGGCCTCGGCTGCCATCGCATCGGTCGGCGTCAGGTCCACGCTCGCAAAGCGCGCAAGCTCGGCCGGAGTCGGAGGCTGGTCTGGCGTTTCGTCCTCGGGCGCGGCGCTGGATTCCGCCTGCGCTTCCGCGGCGGCGCTCGCCACGTTGTCGCCAGTAGCGGCGGCAGCGGCCGGCGTGCTGGGCAGCGAGTTGGTCACTAGGCGGATCGCCGTCTCGGGAATCTCGTAGCGCTCCGAGAGCTCCTTCACGTAGCTCGCCTCAGCCGCGATCTGCTCTAGCCGCGTGAAGGCATCGGTGCCCTGTTCCGCAGCGATCTCCTGCAAGGACTTCGCGCCTTGGCGGTTCTCGTTCAAGTTTGCCGCGGACTCGCGACCGACGTCGATGGTGAGCTTGGGCGGAAAGCGCCACTCGCCGCGGGTCGCGCGCTTCAGCGCCTGCACCGGAGTTTCGCCAGCGCGAGCAGGAGGCGCAGGGATCTCGCCGCGGGCGATGGCGTCGAGGATCACCGCGTTCTTGATCGGATCAAGCACCTTGTCGACGAGGACGCCCTGATGCCGCGCGAACACGCGGTCGGCCGCGGCGAACTCCGCGCGCACGCTCGGGCCGGCGTAATCCTGCGTGCCGAAGAGGACGCCCTTCGGGATGCCGACCGCGATGGAGAGCTCGTGCATCAGATGCGCGATGAAGCCTGTAAACGCCGTGCTCGGCCGCGCCGGCATCGTCTCGACGCGGTCAGCTTGGCCGAGGTACTTAATCATCCCGACCTCGGAAAGCTCGTTCTTCTGCTGCTGGCCGCTGGGCAGCACCGCGCTCGGCGTAGGCGTGAATAGGTTGCGCGCGTTGGCCGTGCCGCGGTCGGTGAAGACCAGCGCCGCCTGCTGCGAGGCAAAGCGCACTCCAGCCTTCTCGGCCTGGAGGATCTCGTGCAGCATCCGCGCCGTCTGGATCGCCGCGTGAAAGTCGGTGACGCCTCGGTACTGATCGACGCGGAATGGATCGAAGTAGTGGCAGAAGTTCCCAGCCGGCACGTCCTCGGCGCCGAAGTAAACGCCCTCGCGGGTCACGCGGTAAATGCGATACGCAACCGGCACGCCGAACTCGTTCGTGATGACGCCCTCGAAGTAGTTCTCCGAGTCTAGGCCCATCTCGTTGGGATTGCCAATTCTGGTCGCCGGCACCAGCTGAAGCTTGAGTCCGTCGCCCACGCGGCGGATGACGAAGCCGCAGTCGCCGTCGACCGGCCGATTCTCCGCGGCCAGCTGCACGAGCTTGCGGAAGCTATTGCGGCCCGTGGCGTCGGCCTGCTTGCACCAGCCGTGAAACCACTCGCCGACGGTCGCGTTGTAGTCGCGGTCGCCAGTCGCTGGCGAGTATTCGGTCGGCGTCAGGTAGTTTCCGAACTTGCGCGAGACCTCCTTAACCTCGGGACAATTCTCGACCAGATTGCGCGCCTCCCACATCATCACGACCCGCTCGCGCACCGTCTGCGAGGACTCGCTCGGCTGGCCGTACTGCATCGGCGCGTAAAGCCGATTCGTCTGCGCGGCGTTGTAGGAAAACAGCGCGGTCTCGACGCGAGCCTGGAGGCGGCGGAGCGCGGCCTGCGGCGCGATTGTCTCGAGCGCCCGCTCGAACCACGGCCGGTTGCGGATGACTGCGGTCGCGTCGAAAGTCTGCATAATCAGTTGCCGTTAAAGCTGACGAACGTCGTGTCGGTCGTGTCGCCGTTCTGGTATTCGATGGCTGAGACGATGTCGCCCAGCATCTTGTTCAGCGTGTTAAGATCGGCGCGCGTGACGGACTTGCCGTTGAGCGAATAGCTTGTGTTGAGCAGACAAGCCTGGATCGCGTCGAGCACCTTCGTCTTGAGCGTGTTCAGCGTCGCGACGTCGACGTCGAGGAAAGGATTGTCTGCCGCCATAAAAGAGCGGCCGCCGTCAAAAGGTTTTTTGACGCCCCGTAATGCTACGACTTTGACGGCACGAAGCGGATGATGCCCGCGATGGTCGCCATACAGAGGAGCATCGCGCTCGTGTCCAAGCCGTGGTTCGGCGCGTTGCTCCTCACCTCCCTCCATTCCCACACGCCGGTCCGCACCTCGACCTTCGCCTCGCCCTTGAGGTGCTCGAGGTAAAGCGGGTTAACGTCGGACGGCAGTTCCCAGCGCAGATCGCCTTTGCCCTCCAGCGCTGAGGCGAGCGTGTCCTTGAAGTAGTCGCCGCTCCAGTTGTAGAAGTAGACGTCGCCGCCGCGGTAGTCTGACACCTGCGGATCCGAGAACGGGAAGTTGACCATCGTGCCGGTCGCCTCGTCCCGCATCGTCCACGTGCGCCGGCCATAGCCGCGCATCGAGCGCCAGCCGAACTCGGCGCAGTCGCGGTCCACGTCCGCCGGCCGGTAGCCGCGATCCTGCGCGACGCAGGCCGACGAGACCTTGAACCGCTCCTGGAGCGCGCGCAGCTGATCGCGCGTGTCGATGCGCCCGAACCACAGCTGGCGGTAGCGCGGCCCTTGCGCGGTGCTGAACGCGCCTACCTCGCACCAGAAGTGGTCTTGCTGGCGGTCGATCGCCATAAAGCGGATCGCCTCGTCGGGGATCGACTCACCTTGCGCGTAGTCGGCCAGCTTGTATCCGCTGTCCTTGAGCAGCACGTTCACGGCCTTCTTCTCGACGATCCACGGCAGCGCCTGCCGCTTGGTGCGGAACTCGATCTTCGCCTGCTCGTCGCCCGTGCGGACCAGCTGGTTTTCGGCCTGGAGGAACTCTTCCACGAGAAGACGCATCGGCCGAGTAACGATTGCCTCCAGCCGGAACGACCGAACCTCGCGCGGCGCCGCAGGATTCATCGCGACAAAGCGCCCAGTCTTCGCCCAGCCAGCGCGGGTCGCGTCGTTGTCCGCGGACTCGTGGCCGCAGGCAATGCAGCGGAAACGGCACGTCTCGACCGCGCGGCCCACGTCCCACGTCTCGTCATCGCGTCGCGCCGCTCGGTCCCAGATCACGCCGCCACGCTGCTCCTTGTGCAGCACCTCAAACGCGACCGGCAGGATCTTGCGGCAGCCTGGGCACTCCGCGTGCCACTCGCCCTGATCGCCCGAGCGAAAGCTCGTGTCCTCGACGTTGCCCGTCTCCGCGTCCATCACCGGCGCTTGGCTCGCGTTGTAGATCTTCGAGCGCCCGACCTCCTCGAACTTCGAGACGCGCGCCACCGCGTGGCCGTAAATCTCCTGCCAGCGCGGAAGCCAGAGCTCGTCGTTAATTTTGTACCGGATCGACTGGCTCTGCTGGGTCGAGAGGTTGGCCGCATTAAGGCTGACAAAGAATCCGCCGAAGAAAATCTCCGTCGTCGTGCGGTGCGGCCCCGGCTTCGGCAAGAGCGCAGCGACCGGCCGGCAGCGCTCAAGCAGCGGCCAGAGGCGCGTTTTCGCGTGCTTCTCCACCATCTCGTCCGTCTGCATCGTCCAGCTGATCGGGCCGGGATCGTTGGCGATGATCCACGGCAGCCAGACGTCGGCGACTAGCGTGCCGCCGATCTGGACCGCCTTGCGGAAGTGAACGCGGCGCACTAGCGGATTTTGCAGCGCGTCGAAGATCGGCACGAGCCACGGCGACAAGCGCACGTTGAACGGCCCAGGCGTCGCGTAGGATTCCGGCAGCTGCACGTGCCGACGCGCCCAGTCGTAGATCGGCGAGCGATCCGGCCGCGGAAGGCGGAAGCCGGCGAGGAGTTGCTCGGCGCTCATTCCTCGGTCGCGCTCTTCCGAATCGCATCCGTCTCGAACCGCGCAAGGTTGCCCGCGATCACCTCGCGAATCTCGTCTAGGATCAGCCCGCCTTCGACGTTCGCCTCCGCGGCGGACTTGCCGGCGACGCGCGGGCCGAGCTCGACCTCAAGCTTGAGCCGCAGGAGAAGGTCCAGCTTCTGGCTGAGAAGCTGGAGCATATCCTGCACGACCTCGCGCTCGACCACGTTGCCGCGTTCGCGCCCCAGCTTGAGATCGCGAAGCTCGATGTCGCGGCGCATTAGCTCGGCCTTCAGCGCGCCCAGGCTCCCGT